CAGCACCAATAGTTAGAGCGCCTTAGGCCCAATCTCTTGCGAGAAAAGACACTGACGGGTGCTCAACAAGTGTGGGTTCATCGGAAAGAATTACCAGTTCAAAAACTTCTTCTAGATCAACAAGGCCGAGGTCGTACACCTCCATGGCCCAGTCCCTGAACTCTTCATCACTGAGAACAACGGTCTCACTCTTTATAGTCTTGACTATGTTAGACAAATCAATGCCAGAAGTCTTGGCATGCCAAGTGAGGTCATCCAAGGACAACCTACTTGAATCTTCCATCACATGGCGCTGAAGGAAGAAGTCCCTAAGAAAGGGAACATGCCTAAACTCGTAGGCGTAAGACAACGATTTGCCAGACATATATTGAGAATGAGTCTTGTCCTCGGTGTAAAGTGCTCGAGCGTTAAAACGACAGACCGCCTTGCCGATAAGAGGCACCATGCAAGGGTGCTCTCGATCGCAAACAAGGCGGCGGGAAAGAAAAGTAGCGTCGCCCCAAAACAAAGGGGCTTTGGCCTTAAGCTTCATCTTGAAACGGCCGACATGCTGCACCCACAAACGCAAATCAACTGGTTTGCTAACAGAAGCCAAGAGGTCGTCGCCAAGTATCAATGCGCGAGCGCTGATCTTTTGCGACTTCATGGCTGTTGTGAACATAACCCAATTGTAATACGAATTGCGGACGGTGGTAAAAGTTGTACCGGTCGGAAGTTGGTTTTCAAGTGTTGCAGAAAGGCCAAAGTGTCTTGAACGCACTTTGAACTTGTTGATGCCTTTGAGCAATGCCATAAGCCAAACTGGCATTTTGGCCTGCATCAAAAAGCGATTGAACAGAAGCATGACGCGGCCGCGTTGTTCTTTGTCGTTAGAAGAATAATCTCCTTCAACTATGTGCGGCAAGCTAGCGTCAGAACTAACGAAAGAAGCGAGAGTGACATCTGTTTGCTTGTAAGCAGTCATGGTTTCGACCCCTCCTACGGGACCCAAAGCCATCATGGAATTGAAACGCTCCATTGCCACCATGGCCGCGGGGCCAGTGACAGCATTGAAGACGTCAGTCCCAGCGTAAATGACTCTGGGCGCCCAAGAAGGGTCGTTCCTCTTAATAAGAGTTTCGTGCTTAACTGACAGATCTTTGAGACCTATGTCCTTAAGAGATGTGTTGGTGATCTCATGATACGCATCTTCCATGCGCGCCCGTTTGCACGGGTCAAATTTTGCCATCCACCTCTCTCGATCGACCTCATTCTCCTCCCACTCAAGTAAATGAGCGGACGGGAGTGAAGTCGTCAAGTCGTAGGCGGCGTTGTACACATCATCACTGATGTCATCAGTGTGGAGAGTGTTACAACGTTTGTTGAAAGCTGACATGAAAGACTGATAATCGGACCCCGTAACCACCGGGACCTCATCGCGAAGAAGAGGACCACACTGGTTGTGGGGATTGGCCATATCATCGAACCTGCGAGGGAC